CGGCCTTTAGACTCCTGTCATTGACATGGAATGGGGGTAAATTTCGGTTATTGTTTGAAGGACTCTCTCATGTAACAACATCTGGAATCAAACCAGAACGCTTTCGCTAGTATTCACACTTTAGCTACACAAGCACCAAAACAATGCTTACTTCCCATTTCATGCCACTGCATTGACGACTCGGATCTCGTCAACGGCTTTGCCTAACATTCCCATGGCTGGCTCATCAAGTAAATTACTACTCGTGTCAACCAACCTGCAGTATCGGAAATAAAAATCTTCCCAATCTGCTGGAAAATACAAGTCAAGCAAATAATGCTTCACCGGTTGCACATCCTCAAGAGAATCAAAGTACTTCTCAAGTTCTAGTTGATGTTCAACTAAGATACCAAAAGTTTCCTGCATGAGTTCCCTCGTCGCTCGGCCAGGTTGTTTCTCAACAAACTTAGCTTTCATAGCGGTCAGTACAAGGTCACGCTCCCACACACCAAATTGTCCAGGAACCGCACGGACTCCCTTGGTTATCCGCATCAGGTATTTGGCGTAGGCGGTCAAAATCGGGCAACCATTGTACTGATAGAGTATTGATAATGCCTTGCACTTAAGCAATTCCATTTTTCTACGTGGACTACTCCTAATGTACATCCGATTGGTCCAACCAGTGTTACAAAGCACTTTAAGTGGATTAGTGATATTGATCAGATCTTCTTTTGCAAAAATGATACCGCAAAAAGAAGCTTTAGAGAAATCATCATGGATTTCCATCTTGATTGTGAATCCTAATTCCGAGAACTTCTCTGGTCCCGGGAAATCACAATCCATGGTAAACAACCCATCATCACCTTCAACAATGCCTGCAACATCAGTTGCACCTCCCTCCGAAGCTAGAAACAGCATCACCATCAAGTTACTAAAACCATTCCCTAGGGAAGTGTTCATTTCGCCTGACATTCTCGTTGCTTCTAATATAATGGAGAAATATTTATTTTTGATGTCATTCTTACCTGCAATATATTTGCGGACAAGTAGCATGAAATCACGGCCATCAGGAATTTCTGACACCATGTAATCATACAACTCGCACTCACAGGCCAACATCATCTCCCTAACAAAAGCTGTTTCGAAAGATGAGTAGTCTGTGGCCATGAACTTGCGCCCATGTCCAATCAAATTTGCAATGTAAGATGGTCGCTCGTTTACAGGAATTTTCTTAATGAAATAGGGCAATTTGAAAAGTTGTTCCTCAATTAACTTGAAGATGGGCCCAGTAGCACACTTAAATTCATCAACTCGAGAGTTAATTCCTCTAGCGTATTTATACTCTGGATAAGCTTCATCCTTTAAGAACATCTTAACATAATGATTACGTTTTTCACGAATATCAGGATTTGCGTTCCATTTCCTAAGTAATTCTTGCTTACGAGAATCAGTATAATTTGTTTTGGCTAACCAACTAACAACAGAGGTGTCACTCGCCGAATCGAGAGGGAGCAGATTCTTTCGAACCCACTTCCTAACAAAACGTTGGAAACGCCTGAGAGTTTGTCGGTTTATTTTTGGCGGAGACGTGCAGAAGCGCTTTGCGGCGCCCGCTTTCATGTTTGCTGGGTCATTCGTATCCGGAACTGGCAAAGCCGCACCTTCGACATGTGGACCCAAAGATCCACGCATCGCTGGTCTGCGAACCAACTCAATCTCCGAAAAAGAATTGAATTTGCAGTCAGCCTTGATCGCCGGAATATCGGGAAGTTGAACTTCTCCGACACGATAGCCATACAAAACATGATTAGTTAAGCGGGGCCCCTGTAAAAAGGGAGCAGAGCTGTCTTCTGCCTTGATTGACAATAGATACCATATGCCACATGAACAGTGTTTGCAACAATATCCTCACCACCAATAAATGAGAACCTGTCGACATTGACTGTACACAAATTACGTGCTGCATATGACAAACGTTCTGATACCACCTTGTCATCAATAGACGGCATGACATTCGAATATGTTGCGAGCTGTGATAATAACTCGGTGGACACAGTCAACTGCTGTTTTGTCCAAGGCCAAGTCGCTAAGGTTAGAGTCCGATCTTTTCCATAAAAATGTACTCGCATCGATAAACTAACAGCATAGGTATATTCACATCTCCTAAGTAATGGGTCGGCATGCTTAAGTTTTCCACGTGCCAACTGATCATTCCTCATGTCATACTGCGGGGTCGGAATAGGCGTGCCATAAACTACATACTTGTGAGAACGTTCAAGTCCAAAGGATATGCAGCTCAATAACAGGCTAATTCCTAACCAAAAAAGGGTCACACAATAATGGTCAAACAAACACAAGAGTACAGCTGCGATCATCTGTACAAATTCAAGTGGTGACATTTGTGTGATTGAATAGAGTAAGAAGGGAACTAACATAAGATATGGCAAAATGACCAACCATACCAAAGTGAATCCAACAGAGAAATTACTCCATTCAACAGTGAAGTCGCGCGAGGCTACCATACGATCGTGTGCATCGACCTGCTCGATGTCTAAATCACGTTCTTTTTTCTTCGGTTTCTCACGCTCCTTCTGCAGCTCTTTAATGGCATCTTGTGCGCCATTGAGCTGCGAGACCAAGTCCGCGACATCTACCCCTGTAGAGTGCCGGTTCCTTGGCCCCTTCCTGCCTTTAGGGCCCTTGCCCTTGCCAGCGGGTTTCGGCTTACCCGCCGCCTCCTTGCTTTCCCTGGGGGCCGGAGGCTTCCCCGAGGGGTGTGGAGTACTACCCGACTCCACGGGGTGGGGGCCACCTTTGGTGACCTGTGCG